TTTTTCCAGAGTACATTTCATTTAGTTGATAACAATTTAATGTTGTGATCCATTTGTAAATAGAACCATTACGATAAACGGGTTGGCAATTTGGTATTGACCAAAAATATCCATCTTCTTTATTATTGCTTTCTTTCCCAGTCTTAACCTTATTACTTAAACTACCAAACACAGGCATATTGGCATTCCCCATATTTCTTTCTCTCATTTTTTTCTTTAGTTCTTCATCAGATTCTACAACTTTATCAATTTTATCAACTTCAATAATCTTATCACTCCTATCTTCTTCCCATTTTTCATCCTCATCAATAATTTCATCCAAACTTTCAAATCCTGCTGAAGTTTCACTCATAGTTTTGCTAAATTCTTGTGTCATCGTATTGATTGCCTCTTCCTTAACTTGATTAACTACATTAGTGTTTGTCTGAGCAAGTCTGTCTCTACTTTTTCTTCCCATGTCTTCTTCTCCTTCCATAGTTTCCTTGACTAATTTATTAACCATATCAATAATCATAATAAAACCGCCTTTCTATGACTATATCATATTTATACACAAAAACATAGAGAATAATACCTAAATTTTCTTAAAAATAAAGAAAAAGAATGATTTCTCATTCTTTCTAATCAATAATTATCCCTTTTTCTCTTAGAAAATCCTCTTCTGCAAGTAATATTTCCTCAATAAGATTCTCGTTAACTCCTGTCCTTTGAGCAATTTGTTGAATCATAAGATCAACATCAATCGTCGGTTTGCTAAAACTATTGATGATGTTCCCTAAAATTCCCATTATAGCCATCTCCTTATTTCATTTTCCATACCGTGATATCTGGAATTATTCTTATCTTTTTCATATTTGGATATTGAGTAAAAATATAAAAATTTTCTCTTAATTCTTCTATTTGAGCGATGTTAACTTGTTTGCCTAAGTTAGTTAATCTTCTAAACCCTGCTGAATTAGTTAACCAAAACAATTGAGGAAACCCCTTTACCTTCTGAGATACTTTTTCGTAAATATCAATCTTTTCTTTCAGTTGTTTTTTAGATTCTGTCCCTGCGTCAATTTCAAATAACAAGGTGGTGTCTTGTTCATCCTTAGTTAACACAATCAATATATCTGATCTAAAAATATATTGCTTACCATTTTCTCTATCCTTGTATTTATAAATGAATTCAGGTTTATATTGCTTAATAAAAATCTTATTTAAATTTTGCTCCCGAATCAGCAAAGCATAAATTTCATTAACTAATAGTTGATGAGTATAATCTGAAGGTAGTTTAGATAAATTCACTCCACCAATTTGGCAAAGTAATTTACCTGCCGTAACTAAGGATTCGCCATTTAATGCCACTGGAGTTCTTTTAATAAATTCTAATCTTTCTATTTTAGCTAGTCTTCGATTACAAACAGTTAAACTTTGTTTAGATTGAAAGAACATTATTTGAATCTGAGTTCTGGAAAAAATTTTAAAATCTCTAATACTTCTTATTATCTCTAAATCTCTCCCCGTTAAATGGGCGTACTTTTGTCCCAAAATCAATTTTTCCAACATCAAATCTTTGCTGATCATTGTCAATCACCTCTATATTAAAATCTGGTTCGGGGATATAATCCGATTCCAAAATTTCTTCCATAATTTCATCAACAGAACGTAAATATTTTTGACTATTTTGATTAATAGCATCTGGTATTTGCTTGCGTAAAGGTTTGGTTGGAGGATCACATTTAATAATAGATATACTTTTTTCACTTTTGTATAAAAATCTACAGAGTGCATGATATTTAGGAAGATTAAGAATAGCATATCTGTTAGACATATCTTTTTCTTCATCTCCTGTTTCAAATTCTTTAAACAGTGTTTGTGCTCCTCCTCTACCTATAGCAAAAGATATAATCTGAGGTTGTACTTCTAACATCATTCTAATAAGTGATTGAATTTGAGTTTGTTCTGGAGACTGGAAGAAAAAATGTAAGCATAGTCGGTATTTTCTTGCTTCTGTTAAAATTTCTTCAATTCCAGCCTCATTTGACAAATACATTTGGGGTTCGTCAAGAAAAAGCATGAAAATCCTCCTTTTATTTTTATCTGTAATATCAAATCTTGATAAAGCTGCAATCCAAAACTTAGAAATAATTAGAGGGATCAGTATCTCAATATTAACTTTTCCGACAGCAACTTTTGGGGCTTTAATTAAAAGTATTTTTCCTTCATCCATTATCGTCCTGAAGTCAATAGTAGATTTGTTTTGACATATAATTGATTTCAAATAATCATTATTAGTAAGATTTCCTACTTTGTTTAACAATGGTTTAATCATATCTCTTTTAACTGATGGAGGTTGGGCTTCAAATCTGTCCCAATATCTAACAACAGAAGCGTTCCTTTTGTTTTTTCTTAAAGACTTTACTATTTGTTCACGATATTCTACTTCAGTTAACATTTTGATAATTCCTAAAAGAGTTTTAGGATAATCAGTTTGTTTAAGAATCGCGTTCAATGAATTTGATAAAAGATCCTCACTTGCAAAACCTATTTGTTCTCCGAATCTTTTTTTGAAAAATGAAATTATCTCTGCATGAATAAAGTGGGGAAACTGTTTCTCAACTTTTTCATCAAATTCTAAGAGATTAATTCCTGGAAGAAAATCTTTATTGGAAAAGTCTAATAAAACAACATCCTCTAATCTATTTTCTGGGATAGACATTAAAATATTGTCAATTAATGCTCCATCTGCTACGTCTATAACACAAAATCCTGCGGTATTGAAATTTTGTAAATTGTTAATTTTAGATATTTGGATTGCAATATTTTCAGCCAAATTTGTCTTGCCACTCCCAGGTGAACCCACGTATATAGAATTTTTGCTAAGGTCGTCAAAATGATCTATAGGATAACTAATTACATTTTTTGTATTTAAATCTTTGCCCATTACTATACCATTACCTTTGAGTAAAAATTTACTAGGTTTTAACACTACCCTATCTCCTAACGAATTTTTATCATCGCCAAACTTCAAATTAGGTAATTTATAATCTGGAATACCTTGACCTAAAATACCATTTGAAATCATTTGAACTGTATAACCAAGACATCCTAACACAAATTTACTGCTATATAGAGCAGAATATTTTCCTGATTTAATGGTTAAGTCTTTAATCTTATTAATTTTATCTCCCACTATACTCAACCCCTTTCATTTCTTCGTAATTAGTGTTGAATAGAAGATATTCTTTATCATCAAATATTGGTCTAAAAGCATATTGCTTAGTTCCTATAGTCATCCAACCTTGTCCTTTCTCAATTCTAGATAAGTAGTCAATAATGTGAGGTGGTATATTCATATAATTACTAATATGTTGCAACTCTAAAGAAGTTAAATGAAGAATTAAAGTATTGGCACAATTTTTAATAATTAATTCAATATCATCCTTAGAGCAATCAGTGAGGTTCTGGGTGCAAACAAAAATGCCCACCCCTCTCTTACGATAACCTTTAGCAATTGCTACAACTCTCTTAATTACTGCATCCGTTTTTAAAATATTCCATGCTTCATCAATTACAATAAGACAATCTTTAAATTCAGTTTTGAGTAAGAACTTTTCAAAATCCTTAGATATAATAACAATATTCCTTGAAGTTAATTTAGCATATTCACCAGTGATATCAAGAATATAAATTTTCTTATGTGCAGATATTTTCTTTATAATTGACTTTACTGCAAAACTCTTGCCACTTCCTGAAATTCCAAAAATGAAAAATGAATTATTAAATGTCTCTGCAAAGTTAATTTTAATTAATTGATGGTTTTGATAATCATATCCAATAGTAATACCTTTGCCGGAAACATATCTTACAAATGGATAGAAATTACTAATTGCACTTGTTAAAAATACTTTTAACTCCTTTACATGATCAATTTCTTTGTATGCTCTGAAATTCTTGAAACAATTAAAATGTTCACAATTAGCAAACTTAAATCTTATCTGCATACCATCTAAAAGCATAGATATTTGCTTTGTTTTTGTTTCTAATTGTTCAAGTGTTTGTCCTTTAATTAAGATATATAATCCAACCATGCAAAGTTTTTCTTCATTTCCCATAAGATCAACCATTGTTTTTTGTAACTTCTCTACAATTTCATCTTCTACAAAAAACTCTTGATTTGGGTTCTTTGAGGCTTTCCAATTTACATTTGCTTCAGTAGTATCAATTCTTTTTTTTACGGCCTTTACAGCCTCTTCTTGTGGCAATGGAAAGATAGTAATAGCAATCTCAGTGTCAGGAATCATTAGATTGTTTATGAATCCCACAGAAAGCATTTGAGGATATTGGATAACTTTAATTAATTTAGCAAAATATTTTTCATTGTTTTCAGTGACAGAAATATACTTCCTAAATTCTTTAATTTGGATATTGCTTGAAGTTGAACATTCAGATTGAGCATAGTCCATTCCCGAATTACGCAGGTTTTCACAAATATCAGAATTGGTAATTAGATAATAACTTGATTCGTTTATTTGTGTATCTTTGTTTAAATAATTTAAATCAGTTTTACAAATTATCCTTGATGAATCATTTAGAGAATTTAGCAAATATTTAAACTTGGATCTGAGTAATATTTGATCTTCTTTTGTTGCTAAAAGATAGTTTGCTTTTGGGTAAAGTTGATATTGAAACATTTTGTTTTGTCATTCCTTTCCACTTAAATTTAAAGAAAGATACTACTCCTTGGTCTATATCTGTTTTCGTAAGAATTGCTGTAGGAATACCAATATTTGGTAATATAAATAATTTTAAATAAATAGGTAAAGTTGTATTAAAAACCGATAATCCAAGTATAACCCCACCTATTAAATAAATAGTTTGTTTCCCTGTAAGTCCATAAAATATTTCATCCTTCATTTCAATAATTTGATTTGTGTCGAACATTTCAGTATTTAACATTAAATTACCTCCTTCTACTCGCTCCTCTTCTTGAAGACATCATACCTCCCATTCTACCAAATCCACTATATCTAATAAGTTTTCTAGGGCTTAATCCATATTTTATCTCTCTAAACATAGCAACTGGATTCGGAGCTTGGTGTCCATAACTAATCCATTGTTGAACATATGAAGGTGCTTTTAGCATAAATGATCCTGCCGATATACAAAGCATAATATGATAAAGTCCTCCGTGATTTGATTTTGATATTGAAGACTCAAATCCTAACCAAATCACCATAATAATCGCATGGATAATTGGAGCAATTAAGTTATCTAATAATTCATCAATCCATACCTGTCTCATATTTTGATGTTTGGGAAATAAACATAGATAGAAAAATATAGGTGCTGTAGCAACTAGAAACATAATAGAAATCATTCTCATGAAATAAAACCATATTAAATTGACTAATATCATTGCAAAAATTAAAGTGAATATAATTAGACCTAAACCATACTGTGGAGTTAAAGCTCTGACCATTTGTGCTTCTGAACCGCCTAGAGATAGAATAACAATGGTAAATTTGTTTGTTGCATCTATTATCATTGGAAGTGCAATTATTGCAATATTTACAATGACCATTGATTGAGCTATCTTCACAATATATTCTGTACTCTGATATTTACTACTTTTATTCATAATTTGCATAATTCCAAAATATACAATTCCTGCTATTGAGAATGTCATTATGATCTTTAAGAAGAAATAGTATAAAGATAATATTGTAGGATTTTCTGCCAATACATTAGGCGTGTGAAGAAATAATTGTGTAAAATTTTGAACTAGAGAATCAGTAATAAAATGTTCTAATCTTCCATTTACTGTAGAAATATCTTGAGGTGTAGGTGCATTAAATAAAGCATCATTAACATTTTGAACTGTTTCTAGGGATGGAGGTGTGATAAAAAATTTAATTATAGCATCTCCTGCTTCTCCAACAGTGAGCAATGGAATCATCCCCTTTATGAAGTTATAATAATTTTAATCTTAAAATTTTGGCATTGTTGGAAATACTCCTTTAAGTATTGTCCAGACAATCTTCACTACCCAAGGCCCAACAATTATAGTTATACATCCACGGATTACCGATTCCTTAAGCTCTTTGGATTGAGCTTTCCAATTTCCATTTCCAATGACATCCATGACACCAGCCCAGACTATCATGATCATAGCTAAACCAATTCCTAGTCCAGATAATAATAAACAAATTTTTGTTGACCACTGGTTAAATTCTTCCATGATAAAAACCTCCTAGAAATTTTAATTTTTCCATGCCTCTTTACTAAGAAGACCTAGATTTTAAAATCTGAATCCCTTTATTCATGCGGTCTGTAGGGTTCAGGGTGTATTAATGGCAATATAGGTGGTTAATATAGGGTTCTTGTCTTGATTTTTACAAACATTCATGTATAATCGACATTATTTTGGTTAATAATATGGTCAACGAAATAAATTAAGGAGTGTGAATTTAATGTTTTTACTGCCAATGTTTGTTGTAGGAGTAGGTTTGGTGGGTTATTCAGCATATGAATTAGTTAATACAGTGCAACAATTAAGCAAACTTATTCAATAATAAAATTCATATGCTATAATTCAATCCCCTCATTTGAGGGGTTTATTTTTTAGCAAAATGCTTGATACTTTTGACAATTGATTCTTTAGACCAATATGCTCCAAAACCAAACATTAAAACTCCTAATGCGCCCATTGTCCATCCTAAAACCCAGTATGAAGGAGTAAGAAAAATCTCACCAAATTCTAATAGTGAAAAACTTCCAACTAAAAACATAAGAGCTTTTGTATCTTTTTTCATAATAAGTCCTCCTTTTCTATTTGCTTTTAGCAGGTAAATAATTAATTGGATTTAATGAATTAGTTCCATTATTAGTACGAATTTCAAAATGTACATGTGGGCCTCTGGATAGTAATCCGGTATTTCCAGACAAAGCAATTACATCATTTTGATTTACTTTATCTCCAACGTTGACTAATAATTGATTATTATGTGCATACACAGTCTGTTTTCCATCAGAATGATTGATATACACAACATTTCCAATCATTTCATTAAATTCTGCTTTAATTACTATGCCAAAATTAGAGCAATAAACTTTACTATTTTCCACTACTGCAATATCAATTCCATAATGAAATCCATTTAATGAAGACTCTCTTGGGCCATAAGGACTTGAGATTATTCCATCTACTGGATAAATATAATTAGAGGAAGAAGAAGTAAGCAATATATAAGTTTTATTAATGACAATGTTTAAGATACTTTTTGCTTCCTCTGTGGTCAACTCTCCTTTAGCTGAGACAGGATGAGGTATTGACAATAAAGTTAATAATAAAAGTGAAAATAATAGTTTTTTGCTTGGCTTGGGAATTAATTTTCCTTTTGTTTTTCTCATAATTCACTCTCTTATAAAATAAGGAGTCAAAACCAAATTCCCTTTATAACATTGATTTGCACTCATATAAACCTTTCTCCAACCTCTCGTCATTAAATCTTCATAAAATTTTCTTTTATAATTCACAAAATCATCAACACTATCAAATTCCAAATGATTAATAATGTCATGGATTCTACGACCTTTATTAACCATTATTGATAATTTAATTCTCATTTAATAATACCTCCTTAAATTAAAGTACCTTAATCAACTCTTCTCCTCGGATAAATCCTATCTTTATCCTTACCATCCCAATCTGGAGATTTTAAAGAAACAAAATTCTCTCCTAAATTAACTCTAATGGCAAATCTCTGATCACATGTCGGACAATAATTTAAAACATGAATAAGTTCAGAATCAGTATCTTTTGTGATAATAGATTTTTCGGTAAATGTAGGATATTTAATTGCACATATTTAACAATTAAAAGTTACAGTTTGAAGTCGTTTTTGTGCTTTCTTATAGAGAGAATTACTTGGTTTTAGGATTGTATATAGTTTTCTCATTAATAATTCCTCCCTTATAACTATTCTTACCCCCTACTCAATCCAAATCTCTTTCCTCGCTATTCTCAAGCAAATCCATCACAGCATCAAAATAATCAATAACATCCTCACTTGGCTCAATGTCCCATCCACGATCATAATAAACTTCACAATCATTATGATTAAACTGTTCTCCACCAAAAATTGCTAATACACTAACCCTTCCACCATCAATTCCAAGTCTAGATGGGGTGTTGTATAGTTTAGCATTAAATTTAAATCTACCAACTTCCCCTTTAACCCAATTAGAATTATTGTCAAATTTAGTAAAATATGCTTGCATTATGATTCCTCCTTAATTACTCACTCCTACTCCCCTCTACCTCCTCCGCACTCATAAACAAAAATAAAATTAACATAATTTAAACTTATCTTTAAAACATTTTCCACAGATTCTTCTAATCCACAAATTTCACTGATATAATTTTTAGCAGAATAATCTCTTTTTGCTCTAATTAAACATTTCGCAACTTCATCAGTGATAGTAAAAACAGAATCGAAATCATCATCATTTTGATTACAAATGATGATACATTCAGGTTTTTGTTTCAATCATTTCAACTCCTTTGGATGTAATGTAGAATGAATTGGCATTCCTCTCTTTCCACCCTAGTTTAACCATTCCAAGCATTAAAAGATGATTTAGATTATGTCTGACTCTCAAATGATTGATGTCAATTGCAAGAGATATATTCCTTACAGTTCTGCTGTTCATTGGATCAGTAAGATTTTCTGAAAATAAATGATGTAGAATATCTATCTCTAATTTTGATAGCATTTTAATTAGTTCACCTCGCTTTGTTTTAATAATGTGTGATAATGTATCTGATTGTTCAACCATGCTTCATACTCCATCTTATTGATTGATAATTGTCCATTATGTTAGTCAATTTATGGGAAATCTTTGGACTTAAATGAAGTTGATTAATCAGACCTATACAATTACCCAAACATTATTTTATATGCTTTAATTTGATTTATTTTGTAAATTAATTTAAGATTAATAAAAGAAAAGCCCTGATTTCTCAGGACTTAATACTTAATCGTCAAACATATTAAAATTGATTTCTTTTACTGGTTTTGTTTTAGATCGCTCTTCCATTCTAATTTCATCTTTTTTAACAAATACATCTATATAGATTTCCTCTTCATCCTCTAACATTACCTTATCTTCACCTTTAAAAAAATAATCATACAAAGCTCTTCTAATTACTTTGCTTCTCCTATTCTTAGGGATTGCATCAAGAAATGGTTTTAAGATTCTGTCGTCTCTAAAGTTTCTAATTTCCCCCATGATAGATTCTTCACCAACTTTTCTGCCCCTCTTACATTTGAGAATTGACCTTTATGAAGTATTTTTTGAGGCCAATTAAGAAAATGATATATAGCAGACCCTCCTCCTCCAGTAACGATTATCTTGTCAATTTTCTTTAAATCATAAAAGGTTGATACATCTGCCTTGATTAATGTTGCAATGTCTGGGTAAAAATTCGCCAATGAGTCATAACCATCATATAAATCTACTTCATATATTTTTCTATCAGCACGTTTATAGATTTGCCACATTCCATTATTTGTAGTTTTGCAAAGTTCTCTAACTATTTCACCTCTGAGTAAATAAATTAGATTTACAGTACCCATTCCTACATCAACGATTAAAGTAACATTAGGAATTTCTTCTTTAGTTTTGCCCTCATCATCAAGAAAATAATCCATTGACGCACAATATCCCTGTGGGAGACTTTTTATAAGTGTCGGTTTAAAGTTATGAATATGCTCAATATCCCCAATTTTATAATTAATATCCATATCATGAGAAAACATATCAATAATTGATTTTTTTTCACTAAAATAAGATTCAAATGGAAAAAGAAATACTACTTTGTCTTCATTTTTATAGTTACATAAGGTATATTTAGTAAGAATTTTGAATGTTGATTGCTCTGTTTTAATTCCTTCAAGTGAATAATCTTGAGCATACCCATGTAAAATTGCATCTTCTCCAATGTAATGATTATCAATAACCCACATTTTCTTTTCAGTAAAAGAATCTTGATATTTCCCTATGACAGAAAGAATCTTTAATTCCCTGCCTTTTGAATTTAACGCCTTCACATATGAATTACCACAGTCCAAAAACAGCATATTTACTCCTCCTTTGATTTGTAATACAATTGTAAGACATTGTCTTACAATTGTATTACAAATTTTATGAAAATACAAGAGGTTTTATGATTCTAATAAATTATCATAATATTTCCAACCAAGAGGTACTCCTGTTTCGGGATGCAATCCGCAATACTTTGCTTTATTTCTGCAACATAGAGATATACCTGAATGAAAAATATTATATTTTAATCCAGCCTCTGTTTGAGAATTAAATATTTCTCCAGTAGTAGTGCATATTATTTTACTAAAAACTCTTTTGCTTTTATATCCACTTTTTCTAGTCTCTTCTTTTGGGTCGTAATCACACCAACCTAGCTCAGTTCCCTGCTTAAGATATTTTATAACCGTTGATCTACATTTTTTTATTATACTTGATATTTTTAATGTGTTTTTAATATCATTCCACATATTACAAATAGTTTTTACAATGCTTTTACAAGCATATTCATAACATTTTAACCAGTCTATATCACTTTCTGAAAAATTTAAAAGTTTTGGCAAATCTGATTTCATAATACTGTTTTTAATCCAATTCATATTTGAATATCGACAATCTAAGACTATGTAATTATTAATATTATTGTTTCTAGCTAATTGTTCTTTTACTTTGTCATTCTCTTGGACTTCATTTAATCTCATTCTCCATGTACTATTAGTTTCTTCATAATGTTGAATTCCTTGACACTCACAAATAATTTCATCAATTTTATTTATGTAAAAGTCATATTTATAATTATCGCACCATTTGAAAGTTTTTTCAGATAATTGTGTATTAAAATCATTGCCTAATAATTGTTCAAATACATTAAATAAAAATTTCTCAGGAAAACTTATACCGTCCCCACAACATTCACATCCAAATCCTTTTTTCCACAATTTATCCAAACTCTTTTGTTTCTCATGTCCACAATCTGGACATTTCATTGGAATTTTTTTATTTGAACCAACTGAATATTTATAAGCATCTTCTTTATTAACTAAAAATTTAATAAGTTCTTGATGCGTAACTGAAATTGTATTACACATAATACAATCAAGACTTATGGTAGATCCTTTTTTTATTGTTGTATAAGTAAAACGAGCAATACTTTTTAATTCGGATTTATGTTCTGGATGATCTAAGCATTTAAACCAGTAGCCCTTATTATTAAAACCTACCGAACCATAACTTACATATTTAGGACTTATTATATTGCCATTTTCGTCAATATTTAAACTATAATCCCAACGTGATAATATCCAATCAGCCAATTCTTTAGAGAGATGGGTATAGCACCACTCATAAAAAGAAATATAATTTTTGTGTCCAGTTTGAGAACATTTATGACAATAATATCTTCCATCTTCTTTTACATATTTCTTGTAATTAAGCCATTTCATAGGTTTTAAATATTCTTTACATCCATCACATTGAACGTCAACTATAGCACTAGATGCATGTGTTAAATCTTCTACTTTTACTTTAAATTCCTCTCCAAGTTTAGTAAAGGCAAATCCTTTATCTATGTACCACTTTTTACTACTAAAATGCCACTTCATTATTACCTCTTTAGTTATTAATCCCACAATCTAATCCTCCTCTTTCTATAAATTATTATATTTCTCCCTACTTAATATTATAGCATAAATAGTAAATCATGTCAACATATATTTATTTTATAATTTAATAATTTTCTCTATCCCTTTCAGTGTTGTCCGGCCCAAACACTTATCAACATGTGTATAAAATTTTAGAAACTTATACACAGCCTTGTCGATTTGTAGTATAATGTATTAACATGTCCAACCCATATTAATGTTAATTTTTAGCAAAAGAATAATAGCAAAAACTCCTTGAAGTGCTAGTTTGGTCGCGAACACTTCAAGGAGCCACAGCAGAGGTTGTTTTCGTTTGTATTTTTATTATAACAAAAAGAAAACCTTCTGTCTAGTGTGTTTTTGTTGTTGGCAAAACATGGAGAGAAGGTTTTTATTATGAATATGATTAGAGATCCAAAGAAGTTAAGAAGAGTTCCAATCAAAGAAGAATTAGTTGAAATTACAGGTGATTACATTAAGGCAGTTATTTTGCAACAATTTATTTACTGGTCAGAAAGAACCAAAGATTATGACCAATTTGTTTTAGAAGAAAAGTTTCAGGCCGAAAGGTGTGGATATGAATACAAGGCAGAATTGAAAAACGGATGGATATTTAAGAGTTCTGAACAACTATCAGAAGAAACTATGCTTAGATTAAAACATACCGCAATGCGTACACATATTAAGGTATTAGTGGATAAGGGTTTTCTATCTGAGAGAACTAATCCTCTTGATAAACGGGATAGAACCATACAATATCGTGTGAACATTTTAGCAATACAACTTGATCTACTAGAACATAACTATGTCTTAGATGGATATTCTAGTCCAATTAATTTTGAAACTCTTATGGAAGTTATCCACAAGAAAAAGCAATCTCGGAATGCGGAAATGCAAACATCATTAAATGGAAATGCTTCATCAGAATGTGAGATTGCACAGCCGGAAAACAATAATGGCATAGAATATGGGGTTGAAGACATAATTGCATTCTCGGAAAACGGAAATGCATCTCCGCAAATATGCAATGCAACTAGCGAAAACATGCAAGCATTACCAGAGACTACTTACAGAGATATATATCTTATTGATATTAATCGCGTGTGGGAAGAGGTTGTGGATAACTTGAGAAAGAAATTGTCTCCTGCTTCTCTGTCTGCTTGGATATTACCCATCATACCAGAAATACAGGAGACAAAGTTAATACTTAATTGTTCAAGTCAATTTGCTGTGGATTGGATAGAGGGAAAATATCTTAGTATGATTGTTAATTGTTTGCCTGAAAATAGTGGAATTAAGGATGTTGTTGTATGTGAAAGTTCTTAAAGGTTTTTCAGGAGAAAATGATTGGTAAATATTTATGGTTTTATTTGTATTAATTTAGTAGTATTATGTAGCAAAAAGAAAGTTAGTGCAGAATGTTCGACTATGAACAAGAATCAGAAATTGAGAAAATGCTTAAAGATGAAATCAGAGAGCAAAAGCGAACTGGCAATGGAATTCATGGTCGAGCATTAAGATTAAGAAAACACGAAACAGTTAGAACCCCTTCAGAATCTTTAGTAGGAATAGAAAGATTGAAAATTTATGCACCTTCTGTAATTCACTCAACAACGATTGGAGAAATGAAAATGACTGAACTTCTAGAAAAGATTAAATTAGGTGAAATTCCATCTAAGTCAGAATTTGAAGCATTAGATTTTGAGAGTAATCAAAAAGCTTTAGCTGAATTGAGAAGATTACACACTAATCATGAAATTATGAAAAGTTGGAAATGTTCGTCTACATCTCTTAGTAATTTCTTCGCAGAAATGCAAGTTGCAAAAATTAAAGGTGGAGAAATATTGATTGGAAAGTCTGCTGTTGATTTTTTAAATAAAGGAAGAATTACAAGAGGATTGCCTAAAATTGGTGAAGATAGTAATCAGGAGAAAATTAAAAGGCCATATAATAGGGTCGCTCCTATAGATAATTCTAAAGAAATTCTGAGTGAAAATATTATTCCCACTCAGAATGTAGATTCAATTTTTATTAATCAAAAAGAAACCATAATTGAGAATAACTATTTAATCAATGTTAATAGAAAATTTAATACTAGGAACTTGGCTTCTTTTTTGGAAAGGTTAACTCTATTTCTCAGTGAAGAGAATCAGGAATTTTTAGTTGAAATTAGAGTTATTGAGGTTGGGAGTAAAAGGTAGGTTATTATCAACCCTTAATTATATCAATAAAGAACTCACCTTTGTCAAATAATCCCTGTTTTCTTCCAACCAATATATTTTCACCATCTGTTGCTACCATACCACATCCACAATGACAAGTTGGAGCAATATCTTCAAACATTACTAAATCCTCAGCAATAACATTTGAACAGTTCTTCTTGATAATATTCCAAAATATATCTAATACTTCTGATTTTGCTTCATCAATTGTTGTTACAGCACCTTTAATTACTTTGCATTTAACATTTTGATTCTCTTTTACTTTTTTACCTGCATAATATCGAATTATATATGCAGTAATAGGTTCTCTGCTTTCACATATAGGACATCTTTTATTATTTTGTGTGAAATCATAAGGCGTAGTCATATAAGCAGGATGTGATTTATTTTCTGAACAATTGAGCCATATCAATACATCCTTTGCATCATGAGCTATTTCTTTAGGACTTCCACCAATTTGTTTAATCTTTGCCATTTTTATAATTCCTTCTTTCAATTGTTTTATTTAATCTAATATTGTAGTCTATTGGGCGTTTAAATTTCATATTAATATTTCCCTTTTATCACCCACATTTAGGACAAATCAAAATTTTCTCAATTACAGGTGTTCCAAAGTGTTCATTCCTATTTTCATCCCTTTGTTCTAACTCGCTTCTGCAAACCTCGCATAGTCCTTCTAATTCGCAATATTCTTCATTTTTATCTGACATAATTGATAACAAACTTTTAAAATCTATAATATCACTTGTCATTCTCAATCCATTGCAACATTGAAGAAATTCTGGACTTTCAATTGGAAAATTTAAAATATCTTCTAGATCAATATTTGTGTTTATCATATGGTTGTCTCCTTTATCTTATGTTTTGTTTCATATTTACAATAATTTATTTGCTATATCTGTCCAATTCAATGCTCTTTCGCCTTGCCAGTTCTCATTCCAGCTTTTAATCACACCAAAGCATATTCTACGTTCTACTGTTGTGACAGATTTTAAATTTGATTCAACATCATCTATAAATACATTGCCCTTGCCTACTGCATTTAATAGACTCTTATCCATTTTACAATTTTTATTTACAAGAAACATTGCTTCTGTAATAAAAGGAAGATTCGTATCAACCCACATTGTTTTATATTTTATATTAGAAAACGAACCAATACTTATTAAGATAATTTCATATTTTTTATTTAATTCTCTTAAAACTACATATGTATTATGATTAATAAATTTAAGATTATTAAAGAAATCTCTTTTGCCAAATATCTCTTCTACTTCTTTAACTCCTTTGAGTAAAGGCAATTCATCTGCAAAATCCCATTTATTCACGTTCTGCCATATTGGAGGAATATAATCAGGGTGATCTTTATAGATTTCTGAATATGTAGTACAAAATGCTTCAGTAGAAGAGGTTATGGTATTATCTATGTCACAGAATAATCGAGGTCTACTAATCATTATTTTCTCCAATCTTTTTTAAAATATATTTCACACATTCATCAAAATCATAATTTTTAACAATATAATCAACTTCTTGATTAACTATATCAAATGTAAATTGTTCTTCATCATCTAATTTACGCCTATTCCATTCTATTTGATCAAATCCATCCCTATTAATTGCTCTTTGTTTTCTAGTTGGTTCATTTACATCAATGAAAAATGATACAATGTTGTCTTTGAAATGTTTCTTGAGTTCTATTAACCCTAAAATATCTAGAACAACTATGTAATTATGTTTTGATAAATTAATGCTTTCGCAATGTAAGCCGTAATACCAAACATCTGGCACATTATTCACAAGTGTATTATATTTTCTACATTCAATAAATTCTTCTTGTGCAATCATATCTTCAAATTGTTTTCTTGAAATGAAATGATATGGATTATTTTCTGATTCTAATGGTCGCATGGGGCGTGATGTATGAGATATCACCATTTCATAATTGTAATTATCTGATATGTACTTAGATAAACTATCCTTTCCTGAACTGCTGAATCCTGCGAGAACCACTACTTTATTTTTCAATTACTTCACCTCAATATCATCAAATATTACTGGTATTTTCCCTTTTAATTCTTCTAATAGCATAATAGCAACTTCACGCATTTGTGGGTGTGCAACTTTAGCAGTTCTTAGTCTAAAGAAATGCCTTAATTCTCTAAGATTCATAGTAACAACAATTTCAGTTTTTAATGAATTGGGTAATACAGAACGTGCTTCTTGTGGACTTGCGCCTAATGTCAATAGTTCAAAATATGTAATCTCTGCTTGTAAACACCCTATTCTCCAAGATTGAAATTGTTTAGACTCTTCATTCCAAAACAAAGGTTTAATTACTGTAATTTCCTTACCGAATTTTTCTTGATTATAGTTGCAATATCTGGTTGATTCCTGAGCATAAGAAGCAATTCTATGTCTTACAATTTCGTGTGTAACCCCTCTATCACAGATGAACTTAACTGATATATTAAAGTGCTCAATCATAGCTTCATGGCCCCTTTTAATGAGGTCTGCAACGAATTTTTTAGATGAGTCAGGAGTAATTTTACTCTCACTTTTGTAACAAGTTCGGCCTACTACTTCTATATGTTTAAGAATTTCATCTCCATTGATTTGATCTAATATCTCTACACTTGCATTAATAATTTTCATTTTAATTATTCCTTCTTTCTTTCTTTTATTTCTACTCAAATTTTATTTTATCATACTGATATTTCTTATGATATATACATGTTTGCTCATAGCAACAGTCAGGACAGTTTCTATGATATAGCATTTCCTGATTATTACAGGATAATTTATTACGCATTGGAATTAGACCCTTTTCAAGAATTGCTTTCTCAATATCAGAAATCTCTTCTTGATTATCTTCATTTCCATTTTCTTGATTCAGCAACCATTGTTCATATTCCTCAATGGTTTTAAGAAGTCCAACAGTAATATCTTTTAGTTCATAATCATCATAAAATTTTATTTTGTAGTAATCAATATCTTTCCTAATATTTCTTTTTACAATGGTACATTCTTGACCTCTATATTTTACAATTAAGCCAACAAAAACTACTTTATCTTCTACATTAAATTTAGGTTCTTTTTTGATGTCGCTTAATTCTGAATATTTATCTTCCTTTTTTTGTTTAGGTGCTCTAGGGGTTAGATTAATTTTACCTTTTGCCATATTTTTCACATCCTTTCATAACTCTGTACTACAATCCATATAAATTATTATACATTAATCACAATACAGAGTCAATATAATTTTATTTATTGCTTTATGTATAAATCTAATACTGCACAAACCCTGTAACCCTATTATCTTTCTCATTCAGCAACTCATAAGCAACTTTAATAATTTGCCTCAATATAATATCACATTCATTGAAATCCATTCCCTCAAAATCAGCAGTCAAGAATCCTTTCATTCGATCATAATGTCTTATTTCTAATTCCTTATTTGAAAGAACTTCCTTATTTGTAATGTTTACATTATTTCTCATAAATCATTCTCCTTTTATTTTATTTAATTTTATATCTAATCTACTCCCAAGTATCTTCTTCAGGTAAACTAATTGCAACAACTACTTCACCGCTACGATATAATTCTAAGATATGTCTACACATATATTCTTTGCTAGGTTTTTGCCAATCAAAACAAATTACAATATTGGCATTATTAATTTTTAATTTAAATCCATTCCAATGTTCCTGTTTTTCTATTTCTGCATCAACAACAGATAATTTAGTGATAATTCCTAATTCTCCATCTGAATGAACAGATTCTATTTTAATTATCTTATTTAATGTTTTGTTCATAAAATATTCTAAATCCATATGTATTCCTCCTAATATTTTATTTTTGATTATGCCTGACTCGATATATTTAGGCATCACTTCCTACCAACTCTTATAATCAGTGAAATCAATTACAATGTCACACTTAGGGCATACGCCTTTATATGTAGAACCTATTCCTGAACCATACTCAAACAATAATAAATGCCTTTTATCTTTATCACATTCAGCATATATTCCTAGCGCATTTATCTCGTCAGTTTTGCCAATATAAGTATAACCTTTCCTAATTAATCTCTTCTGTGCTTCTTTGTCATATTGATCAGCTTGGAGTTGAGTAATTTGATTTTGAATTTCTTTAATGTATGATTTCCGTATGTCTCTTTTAATTTCTAATCCAAGAATTTCTTTTCTGATATTGTCTAACTCTTGATTAGAAGACTCTAATTGTTCTTGAAGTTTAGCAATTTGAATGTTTGCATCAAGCATTTTATCCCCACTCCTTTAATGTTTTATTTTATGATATAACCACTTTTAATTCTAGTGCTACATGTTGCTCTCGATCCATTACTCTATATTTCTCAATATCAACAACTTTATAGTTTTTATTGCTTCCTTTAATTGTTACTTCCTCACCATTTTGATAATTAGGGTTATTGGAGGTGTATGCTGTTACTATTTCATTTTTGGAATTGTATAATAAAATATCTAATTAATCTCCTCCTTAAACAACTTCAAATTCATTATGATAATAAATTTCTGCTAAATCCCTTCTAGCATCAATTTCAGATAGTTTGTATTCATTCATGAATTCTTCTACTAATTTGTAGTTAAGTTTATCCATTGCTTGTAGAATGTAGTTTTCTTTGTTTGTGATCATTTTAATTTGTTCCTCCTTTCACCATTAAATAGAGTTTTGATGCTAATTTAATCTCATTCCCCAACATTTATATTCATGATACGGAATTTCTTTTTCTTTTGATGTTACTTTTATAGACCTATCATCTACAACTTCAACAACTAACTCTTCTTTGTGATTATGATAAACAGTATCACCTACCTTAAAATCAAAATCCGTTAAATAATAGTTCAAATAATTATATCTCTCACAAAATTTATCTAGTTCATCATATGCAATTATTTCACAACTTTTATTAAAAGAAGCAAAAGAGAAAGTGATTGTTGTTTGTGAAAGTTCAAATATAAATTTATCTAAATTAACATCATTTTCTTTCTTAATATCTAAAATTTCTAACTCAAATTTCTTTCTAAAGTTTTCAATGACTGTAAAAATAGAATCTATTGATCTTATAGCATGATAATCATTATTCATTTCTATGGTTCCATTAAACATTTATATCTTCCTTTCTTAATAGTGATTAAAATCATTATTTTAAATTATCAATACCACTCGTAATAGTCTTTAAAATTTCTGTCATAATTCCAGTAATCATCAATACCATATTCAGGTATAAATTTACAATATACAACATGATCAAGTGCTTCTTGACCAATATCCTTATCTATGTAAGCATATTGCCATCTATAACCTCTGGCATTATCACTTGCTCTTATTGCTTTATAATAATCTCCATTATTTAATTCAATGGTAAATATTCCAGTGTTAGGAGATGTTTTGATAACTTTATTAATATCCTCTTGATTCATACTATCAAGTAATTCTTGTAATTTATTAAATGCCCTTTCCATCGTTGAACCATAAATAATTATATTTTTAGCCATATTTTAACCTCCTATAATAAAATCTCATACGGACTCACTTGAACTTCACACGAATTAATTAGTGTGATTCTTAATTCATTGACCAGACTAACGCCCAATCTCCTTAAGCTAACCCTGTAGTTCCTACAGTTTTTATTAATTATGCTATTAACTTCAATCCTTCATTTCTAATATTAATAGCAGCATTTATGTCTCTATTATGACTACTGCCACATTCTGGGCATTTCCATTCCCTAACACTTAAATCTAAATCAACATATTTCCATCCACAAACATGACAAAGTTTACTACTAGCAAAATATCTATCCACAACAGAAATTTCTCTACCATACCAAATTGCTTTATAATTCAACATTGTAGTAAAACTATACCATGAAGCATCTGATATACTTTTCGCTAATTTATGATTCTTCTTCATTCCTTCAATATTAAGATCCTCTAGGCAAATAACTTGATTTTCATTGATAAGTCTAGTTGATAATTTTTGAAGAAAGTCCTTCCTAGTATTAGTAATTTTCTCATGAAGTCTAGCCACTTTAATTCTTGCCTTGTTTCTATTTTTACTACCCTTTTTCTTCTTAGATAGTTTTCTTTGAAGTTTTACTAATTTATCTTCATATTTACGATAATATTTTGGATTATCAATAATTTCACATTCAGATGTAATAGCAAAATCTTTAATTCCCAAATCAATACCAATATTTATTTCTGATTTAGGTAATTTAATAGGCTCTGGCACTTCGCAAAGAATAGAGATAAAATATTTACCACTAGGAACCTGAGATATTGTTACATTTTTAATTATTCCAATTACTTCTCTTGATTTAGCAAATTTAACTAAACCAAGTTTAGGAAGTTTAATTCTATTGCTTTCGATTCTAATATTATTATTTGTAAAAGTAGTACGATAAGACTTTCTATTATCTTTTTTAGATTTGAATTTTGGAAAACCTTGATTATTATTACCTTTCTTAATTTCTCTAAAGAAATTCTGATAAGCTAAGTCTAAGTTTTTAAGAGTTTGTTGGAGAGATATACTATCAATTTCTTTAAGTCATTCAAATTCTTTTTTAAGTTGAGGTAGGAGAATAGCACATTGATTATATGTTAAAGTTTGATGATTTTCTTTATACATCTCGATCCTTTTATCTAGAAAGTAATTATAGATGAATCTATTTGAACCTAAATGTTTATTGATTAAAATTGTTTGCTCTTTGTTTGGGTATAGTCTGAATTTGAATGTTTTAAGCAATTGATACTCACCTCCAATATTTATTTATTATATCAAATTTTTAACTGATTTGTTAACAATTTATCTCATGACTGAAGTCACGGATGTTCTTGTTGTCCACCATAAAACATCAACTTTATAATCAGCATAACTCACAGTTCTCTTCTGAAAATAAACTTTCATATCACTATCATCTTTAGGGGTTAACCAATAATATTTAACATTTTCACTATACTTAGGATTATTGAACCTATATTCTTGACCAGATTTAACTTTAAGATTGGATTTTGATTTATCAAATTCAATAAATGCTCCATAATCACCAATTACAATACGATTATAACCATTTGATATGAGTGTATTATTTAGACTATGTATTTTGAAATTAGTATCACCATTAATATTTAATTGTGATGGAAGATTGTCTAGATATTTTTGTCTAACTTCTTCTGATAGAGATGATTTTAGTTTGCGATATTTATATTTTGCAGATAATTCTTCTTGGAATTGTAGTAAGTTTTCTATGTGGTTATTCCTCCTTTTCAATTTTACTCTCAATCTTATTAATGATTTCTAAAATTTCTATGCAAGCCTTTTTGTACCCTTTAGACCAAATATAAGTGCTTTCATTATAATGATCTTTGGAAAAATTATTAATGTGATTAATTAACCATTGTTTAAGTTCTTTCATTTATGGTTTCTCCTTTCTTTAATTTATCACCTCCTTTCTGTGATTTATATTATGATTGTTCAATGTTGATTTTATATTTTATCTTCCATTTAAAATTCCTCATCCAATGCTAGTTTCCAACATTCAGAGCACATTGTATCATTACTTGCAATACATTTATTATGTTGATTTTCATTTAATCCTACAGCGTTAGGGCATACGCCAAATAGATTACTAATTTTAGAATTTGATTCTAATTGCAGATATTCTATTAATTTATCTTTTCCTGTCATTTAGATTCACTCCTTAATAAATTCTAATATATCCATCATGGCATATGTTCTTTGTGCGTCTTTTTCTACATCCCAAACATCGAGTAACCATTGGTTTTCTTTGTGGTAATCAGTACTGCCATAGTGGATTTGTTGAGGAATAATTGTTCTGATTGATGTAATACCTTGATAATTTTTATATTTTACTTTGATTGGAGGATTTGCTGGTTTAGTTTGAATTATGTTTTCTTTTATTGCAACATTCATTACCGAATCATTAACTGCCATTTTTAACATCCTTTCACTTTAGCAAGTTCTTTATAAATATCTCCTATAATAAAATCTACTACGAGATTAGTTTTATTTAATACAGTATGAGGAAATTCACCATCTTTTAAAATATCTAGAATATGACCACTAATAATTAAAGATTCTTCTTCAGTTTGCATTCTACCAACAGAGTCATATTCTCCAAGATTATTGATAAAATAATTCATATTATGATAAGTATTATGTGTTTCAACAATTAAACCTTTAAAATTAGAAGACAAATCTTTTCCATAATATAAAGATAGAAGAAGAGGTGAATCTGTAATAATAACATCCACTTTTCCTTTAACTGTAAACATTTTATGATTTTGTTTACCGAAAATATAAATCTGATCTTCTAAGACCTTAAAACTTTCTTCCCAAACTTTACTTTTTGCATATTCAGTAACAAGTTCACAACGAATACCTTGTCTTTTTAATTCATAGAATATTCCTGCTGAAGTGGTTGATTTGCCAGCAGATGGGCCTCCAAATATATTTACGACAATAGTTTTATGCATTGTTTATATTCACTCCTTAACATATTCTTTAATTTCAATTCCTAATTTCTCTTCTAACCACTTTGATACTAAAAATCTATGACAGAATCCACTCTTCTCCCAACATAATAATACAGCATTTTCACCTAATTCTTCATAGACATGTTGAGGATCTAATTTATCAAGAATTTCTTTTTGATATTGTTCAGTATAGAATTGTTTATCACCATCTTCTTTGTATTTCTTAAAGAACCAGTACGATGGGGCTAACTTTTTATATTCTCTACCTTTATACCAAGTTGGACATTTACCTGCAATTGATACAGCATTATCTCCTTTATATTTTGCGTAGTAGGATGTTTGGATAGTGGGCACACTCCTTTTATATAAACTTAAAGCTCCATTTATATTAGATTTAGTATACTATATAGTAATTGGATAATTGGTTAAACACCAGATGTAGTATTGTTAAATCCTTTCACATTTACATACTCCATCTTTATAACTTTCACAGGGAATTATTTTTCCATCACACATCACAACTAATTTTTCTATTCCTGCTGTACATTTCCCATGTGATAAAGGAAGACCTAACTTGACAACATCTTTATATTTAGTATATAAATGATCCATTTGCTCCTTTAAGATTCTATCATCTAATATTAAATATTGGTTGTTAACGCATCTCCCTTGATTAACTAGTTTTAATAGATTTATCTTTTTCACACCTAAATTAATCAAATAATCTATTGTTTCTTCTAGTGTATAAATATTAATTGTCATTGGAACTATATGAACTTCGACATTCATATTAGTTTTTAATGAATATCTTAAATTAGATAAGACAGTAGAATATAAATCTTTGTTTGCAATAAAGTTAAATATATTGTTTCTATTGCTGTAAAAGGGAAAAACAATTGTATTAATATATTTGTCAAATGATAATTTTTTTATATCATTACCCCACCATCCATCTCCAGAGGTATACATTTTTACTTTTACATTTTTAGTTTGTAGATATTCTAACAGATTATAAATATCTGGATATAATAATGGTTCTCCTCCGCTAAGATTTACCCATTCTGGATCGTATTTGTCAATAGTTTCTTTTATTATGTTAATATCTAATTTATCTAGCTCGTCATTATAGTTAGAACTTGCATTAGTAGAGCAATGCAGACAATTATTAAAACATTTATTAGTTAGTTCAAACGTTATCTCTTTTATATTGATCAACTCCTTTTCAAATGTCAACAAATGTTTATTTCGAAGTATTACTTAAAGTAATCTCTATCTTACAATCACTAATTAATTGTCTATATTTTACTTCTGCCATATTTAGAATAAATCTAGAAGCAATTGTTTGTTCCATATCCTTATATTTATCACTTAGATATACTACTTCAGATATTCCAGATTGAACAATTGTTTTAGAACACTCATTACAAGGAAATAATGTGGAGTAAAGAATACATCCATTTAAATTATTTTTAGCATAAAGTATAGAATTTTGCTCTGCATGAATGACATATAGATATTTTCCTTCTAATCCTTCTTTTGATTCCCAAGGCATTTCTGAATCATTGCATTTGTTAGGCATTCCATTGTAACCAGTTGATATGATCCGATGATTAGTGTCCACTATACATGCTCCTACTTGTGTTCTTGGATCTTTGCTACGCAATGATGATATGTACGCAACGCTCATGAAATAATCATCCCAATTTATTATTTGCATTTGGTTTTGTAGTCCTTTCTGTGAGGGGGTAGGAGAGATATATTTCAATCTCTGCTACTAAAAATATAGACAAATATACTCAATTATCTATATCTAGATAATTGCTGATTCATAGTGTCTGTTTTTGTATTATTTCTAACACTACTCACATTTGGTGTAACACTCCACAGCCGTAAATTCCCGACTAGCCATCGGTATTTGATAATATTTGTTTTAAGCAACTTTAAATACTTTAGCATTCTTCAAATTTACACTTGCATTTTTATCACGATCAAGAATCATTCCACATTCTTTACAAATATATTCTCTATCTGAAAGTTTCAAATCCCTATCTATAGCACCACATTCACTACACATTTTACTTGAAGGAAAATATCTATCAACAATTCTTAACTCAATATTATTCCATGAACATTTATATGTTAATTGCCTTCTAAACTCATGAAAACTTTGTTCGGCGACTGCTTTAGATAAATGCCTATTCTTCATCATCCCCTTGACGTTCAAGTCTTCGATCACTATATACTCTGGTTTGTTTTTCACCAGAATATTTGTGATTTGATGAGCATAATTTAAACGAATATTGGATAATTTTTGATAAATAGTTCTGATTTGAGCTTCTAACTTGATAATGTTTTTAGTTTTAATGAACTTCTTGCCATCTTTGTTCATTTCGTATTTTTTAGAGACTTGACGTTGAAGTCTTCTTAATTTTCTTTTAAGTTTCTTTACAGCAATAGTCTTATTGATATTTTTGAATGGTTTATCAATATTGCTGATAATTGCCAAATCCTTAACCCCTAAGTCAATTCCAATTCCTTCATTACTAACATTTGAATAATTATTATTGTCTACAATATCACACAGTACAGAAACATAATACCTTCCTGCTTTCATTGAAACAGTACCACTTACTACTTTTGCATTGGTTGGAATATATCCTTTTTCTTTCAGTTCGACAAATCCTAAAGTTGGAATTTGTATTTTATGACGTTTAACAGTCCAGTCACCCTTCCCATTCTTAGGAAAATAGATATTAACATCTTGATTTTTCTTCTTCTTGAATCTAGGGAATTTAGCTTGCCCCCTTAAAGAATCTTTTATATGCCATTTCTGCATTTACGATTGCTTTCTTTCTTGCCTTTGACCCACAATTATCAATCCATTTGAATTCATCTAATACTTTTACTTCATTATTAATATATTTATCAAAATCATTGGCACTCATAAACGCTTGTTTCTTGTCAATCTTACCTTCTTTGTATAATTTATAAAGTTCTTGATTCTTAGTTAAATAAGAATTATAGAGGAAGCGACATATGCCAATTGATTGATGAATTTTATTAATATGAATTTCGGTTACTCTGAGTTCAGTTTTAAATCCTTTGAGCATACTACCTTCCTCCCTTCATTAAATAATTTTAAATGTTCATCTGTATAATAACGTCTGTCAGTAGGTGTTCTAAATTCTTTTAATTTACCTTTCTATATCACATCTTTGATGCGTTTTGACTGACACACCTAACATTTCTGCAAAATCATGTGGTTTATAATTGCTCATGCACTCAACCTCCCTGAGTATATCTTAACACTTATAAACACATTTGTTAATGTTTTTGGCAATCATTCCTAACTCTCCTTTTTGTATTATAATTACTTAATAAAATGTTCTACAGCAATTTTACTCCAAGATTCTAACTCTCCTTCAAAATTAAGTAAATCATTTTTAGAAATCCAATCACCAACTAAAGTGTCTGTTTCTTTTACACTAATATCTAGTCCTGCAACTTCAACAACATACACAAGGCCCAAATGGACTGAATCAACCTCTGTATTATTTGAGCAAATCATACCAATTAGATCAATAGATTTAATACTTGAATTGATATTAATTTCTTCATCTAATTCTCTCATCATACCTGACTTGATGTAATCATCATCAGTGCCATCTACACGCTCTAGATGCCCTCCTACGCCTAGAGAATACTTACCTGTGAGTCTTACATCACCTTCTAATCTACGAGTGATGAAATAGTTATCAGCACATTTTACTAAGCAATAAGGGATTATTTGTCTATGCTCAAAATTCAATTCTGCATCATAACGAGGAATGAATTTCCCCACTGAGTTAAAAATATCACTATATTTATTGTCTTTGTCTAATTCAACGAATGTATCAAAATCTTTTGTCAATTCATTGCTTACTACAAATACTTCAACGTCGCCATATTTAGCTTTTAATTGTTCTTTATCCATTATTAATTTCCTCTTTTCATTTTATTTATTTTAGCACTTGCTATATCCACAAACACAACTAATACAGCCACTAATATGTTTCAATTTAATACCACAGTCTGGACATTTATCTTTTTCATCAGGTTCCAATTTTTCTTCATTTGATAATTTAGCAATAGGTTTAATACTTGCACTTAATTCTCCATTGATAAATTTTAGCATTTGTTTTGCTATAGAATCCGCACAACTTTTCCCGATAGTCTTATCTTTTTTTCTAGCTTCTTTACTCACATCGCAACTTACGCTTTGAAGTTGATCAATTACTTGCAGAGGATCAACATTTGCTCTTAATAATAATGATACAGACCTACTCAACCCCTCTGTCATTCCGCGACAGCCTCCGGTACTTCCTGATTGAGAAAATATTTCACATAAATTATTATCATTGTCATATACAAGTGTTAACCACATTGATCCACATCCAGTTTTAATTTTTAATCTTACTGAATTGGCAATATCTAATGTTTCATTAATCAAGACATATTTTTTATCTTCATCAGTTGAAGAAATTTTACCTCCTGAAAGGGTTTGATTTTGTCTTGACCCATCTCTATAGACAGCTAATCCCTTAAGACCTTCTTTCCAAGCATAAATGTAAATATCATATATATCTTCTACACTAGCATTACTTGAAAAATTGACTGTTTTAGACAAGGATAAATCTACATGTTTTTGCAAAACTGATACCATGTTCACATGTTCTTTAGGAGATAAATCATGAGCAGTAACAAAAATATTTCTAATTTCTTTAGGAATTTCTTTTATTCCTTGACATGAACCATGATTATTTTCAATCTTACCCATTAGTTCTTCAGAATAAATCCCCAATTCTTTAAGTTTGTTTTCAAAGGTTGGATTATTTATAAAATAAATATTATTATCATATGTCCTACGACTGTATGTAAGACCAAATTGTGGTTCGCAACCTCCAGAAACCCCTGCTAGAAATGATATTGTTCCATTGGGGGCAATTGAAAGCAATGAACTATTTCTAACTTTCAATCCCTGTTGTTGCCATTCACTACCTTCCCAAGCAGGGTAAACTCCTCGTTCTTCTGCTAAATCCATTGTAGCTTTTAAGGCATTGTCTTTCATTACTTTAATAATTCTCTCTGCGAAATCATAACCTTTTTGAGAATTATATTTAATTCCTAATACATACAGAGCATCTGCCAAACCCATCATTCCCATTCCAATGGGACGAATCGCTTCAGTCATTTGTTGAATTTTGGTTAGTGGCAATTTATTAATAGAAATCATATTATCAAACCATCTAATCGCTTTATATGACAAGATTTTTAATTTATCCCAATTAAATTTACCATCTTTGATACAAGCATATATATTAATACTACCTAAGTTACATGAAGAATTAGGTATATTACTAAACTCATTGCAATTATGGACATAAGCTCCATTTGTAATTCCCATATGTAACTCATTTTCTGTAAAATCCCATACTTCTGCTTCATCTAGTTCAGAGATTAATATCACTGTTTCAAATTTTTCATCTAGTTTGTTTTGGTATTCTAGATAGCCATTTTTATAGTCTTGAATAAATCCAATTTCATCAAGGAATTTTTTATAGGAATTTCTACTAATAACAATATGGGCAGATTGTTTACAAGTATAAGTCCCATTGCTAAATTCTATATCATTCTTTTTATTGTGATACCACAATTTGCCTTTAACACCAAACATCAATAACATTTGTTGAACCTGTTTCAACATTTCTGTATTAATAGATACTAATTGAATCCTATGATGTTCTTTTAAATTGCATCCATTTGCACTAAAAAGTCCAATCAAAAAATCTTTCATTTCATTTTTAGGAAGAGTCATAATCCAATCTGGTATCATACGATCATCAATTTTATCATAAAAAGCATTAGCGTATACAGTACCATAGGGGATATTTAAGACATGATTTATATCTTGCTTGTTAGAATCTTTTGCGTAAAACTTTTCTCCTAATTCTTTTTCTATTAAAATCATTGCTTCTTTATCTTTTTCTGGATTTGCAAAAATATATTTCATTCTATTAGATGCTTTATGGAATGTTGCATCTCCAAATTCAAAACCTAAGACTTTATAATTTACATGAGGGTATAGATTATTTCCGATCCATTCTTTTTCTTTAATTTCAAAAGCAATATCTTTTCCAATTAAATCAATTGCTTTACACCAACTACCATCTTTAAGCATAAATTTATGATCTTCAGTAGTAGTGTACTCATAACCACTTTTAGTCATAATTTTATATACTTTTTTTATGCCTGTTTGCCATGTTTTCGTAGTTACATATTTTTCTCCATTCCACATCTTAGATTTAATATTGCTAATTTTCTCTAAACCATTCTCAGTTACCATATAAGTATCTTTGTGTAAACAAGGATTTGTAAAAATTAATGTACTTAAATGTTTATTGGGATTATCCGCATCCATGCGACTTTGATAATTCGCTCCGGGTTCTCCTGTCTCCCATGAACATCTTGCAATTTCTTCTAAAATTTCTTTTGCTTTTAATGTCTGATACACAATGGTTGGATAACCTTTATCTTTCCACCACTCTAAATCTCCATTCCATTCTTGATTATAAATTTCCTTATTCCATTGATAATCAGGAAACTCTAGATTCCAATCTTCATCATTTTCTACAGCCTTCATAAAATCATCAGTAAGAGAGATAGAAATATTCATTCTTTTTAATTCACTTGTATTGTCTTTACTATGTATAAAATCTAATAATTGAGGATGCCAACATTGAAGATTTATTTTTAAAGCGCCTTTTCTTGATGGATTAAATTTAGTCATATCATCAGCAGTTCTATCATATTTTCCCATAAATGTAGTAACTCCACCAGCATATCCTTTAGATGTATCTACTTTTGCTTTTGCAGGTCTTAATACACTAATATCTGTTCCTGCACCACCATTGCGTTGAAAAATCTTACTAAATTCTGCATCTAACAAACATATGTCTTCTATATTATCTTTCGTTTGCAAAACAAAGCAAGATGATAATTGGCCTGGATTATCTTTATCTGCGTTTAACAAAACGGGTGTACTAAATATGAATTCCAAATTAGACATTGCTTCATAAACTTCTTTTTTAATCTGTTGTTTTTTATCATTAGTTTCTACTTCTGCAATTGCAGTTGAAACCCTTTCACATAAATCTTCCCAAGTTTTTTCGTTTTCTTTAAAGTATTGTTTTTCTTTAAGTAATTTCAATGCATCTTCTGAAATAGTTGTCAATTTATGTATCCTCCAATAATTTTATTTTAATATTTATAAGTTAAAAAGATTATTCTATTGCCTTTGAATACGTTCATATTCTTTTTCATATTTCTCCATAATTTTAGTATCATACTGCCAACCTGAAATCTCTGCACTTAAATTATTAGAAAGCACCCTCACTTCTTCCATTTCTACCTTATTTAATTCAGAAAATTTATGTAATAGTCTTTTCAATTCTCTAACAATGTCTAAGATATCCATATTTCCATAATCCATTGTCATCATATTTCTATCACCTCCCTTCAATTACTTCCAGTGATTATTCTTCTTTAGAATATCAACAACCTCATCAGCATAATCAACATCAACATTAATAACAAGATATTTATTTCCTGTATTCTTATTGAATTTATATCTACTGATTCTAATATTTTTAAGTATTCTAGCTAAATCTGTCCTATCTTGTTCTGAAGCATGTTTAATCACATCTTCTTGTTTAATGACAATGTATTTATTGAAGTCTGCACCACTTAAATTAACACTCAAATGTTTTACCACCTTCTTTCTATTTTAAATAACCATTAATTCTTTTATCATAAAGATATTCACCTAATGATGAACTTAATAAGTTTGCAAATATTCTCAATTCCTCTAATTGTTTAAAATTTAGAACAGGATAATTATTGAGTAACGGTTTCATTTGTTCGACAATATATATTTCTCTGATTATGTATCACCTTCTTTATCTTCGATTAATTCTACCTGAACCATCTTGCTCCTATCTCCATAAAACCATTGCCAATTGTTCTCTTTTGAACAAATGTTTTTAAATTTAATATAAACAAGATTGGAGGAGTTTTTATATAAGAATCTACTACATACCATTGATTGTATGCAATCGGAGTATTCACATAAGCAGAAATCGAACACTAATTAATCTTCCATCCTTTCATTTTTAATTTCTGACATTTCATTATCAAATACTTCAATTGCCACCTTTTTGTAATAATGACCTTTATTAGTGTCTTGATCTACAATGAATGCGTAATTAACTTTATCTGTATAGTTTTTCTCATACTCTTCAGAAGTGCACTGAATCCAATCACCATCTCTACCATGTAAAATTTTAATATGTATCACCTCTTTTGATTTAGCAAGAATTTGATTAGTGGTATTAATAAGATATGTGATCAAATTCTTGCTAATATTTATTTTATGCTTATGTATGTTAATTATGTCAAGATTATTGAATAATAGAATATAGATATTAACCGATTTTCTTATAATAAGTAGTGATATTTGTGTCATTATTTTTGCTGAACATGAAGTTTGCTTTGTCTTGGGAATTGTATTCTTGAGAAGTGCATGTAGTCCATTTTCCGTCGATGCGATTGATGAGTTTTGTGGGGTTCATTTTTGTTTTTCACCTCCTCTCTATGTGAATATTATAGCATGTGGGGAATGTGGTGTCAAGGAATTTTATTTATTGGTTTGAGATAGTAGCAATTCTTTAAGATAAGTTTTTCTATTAAAGTCTGCTTTTTTCTTTATAGCTCTATTTACCGTTTCTATTTCACCAAAATGGAATACTTTTTGCTTTGCTCTCGTTTGCGAAACATAAATAAGATTGCTATTAAGCATAAAGGTGTGAGCTTTAGGAGTTATCATAATAACCTTTTCACATTGACCGCCTTGGCTCTTTAATATCGAAATACTATATGAAAGCTTAATATTAATTAAATCACTTTTATTATAAATAACCAACTCATCAAATTGAATAATTAATTTACCATTCTTAATTTTTACGATTTTACCTATTTCTCCATTTGCAACAAATGTTTTATCATCTTCGTCTATATAACTTTCATTATATCTTATCGCACTATAATTATTAACAACTTGAATAACAAGATCATTCTCATAAAATTTTGTATCTCCAAGTTGAACATGTATATTTCCTGATAATACATTAGGATTTGCTATAGGTTGCAAGTGCTTATTTATAGCAACCGTTCCATAATCACCTACATTATACGATGACAATATCATTATATCTTCTTTTGATGTTCCAGATGATAATAATTTTTGATATAACGCCACAACATTTTTCATTATATTTTCTTGCAACATAGGTATAAACATATATCCTTTGTCATTACCAAACATTTGTGGATTTTTAGAATCTGCTAGGAATTTTTCACTATTTCTTGTTTTTGTTGCTACAGTTAATACTCCTCCTTCTCCATATCTAAATATTTGAGTAAGAGAAACTATTGGAATTAAATTTGAATTAATTAGATCATAAAAAACATTACCTGCTCCAACAGAAGGAACTTGAGCTGAATCTCCAATCATCAATAACTTAGTTTTAGAAAAATCAATTGCTTCTAATAGATGTTTCATTAAGAAAACATCACACATCGAAAATTCATCCACACAAACGATAGAATAAGGTAATTTACTTTCTTCGTTATATCCCCATATTGGAGGTTTGTATAATAATCCTCTATGTATTGTTGATGCAGGTTCTTTTGCATATTCCGACAATATTTTTGCAGCCCTTCCTGTGGGAGCAAACAAACAAAATGATTTATTATTATCATTCAACATATCAATCAAAGATTTAGTTGTAGCACTCTTCCCACTCCCGCTAAACCCATTGAGAATACACACATTAGAATTACACACCATAGGTAAAACTTTATGTTGTTGCTCTGTGAGAGTAATATTCCCATTATTCTTATATTTTTCCGTATCAATTTCCCATTTATTTTCCACCTTCAATCCTTCTAAAATCCTATTAGCAATATATAATTCTGTTTGATATGTTTCTTCTAATGCAACAGTATTTAAACCTTTATCAAAATGAATATCTTTATCATTCTTAATAATATCAACAAAATGTTCAATACATTTCTTTGCTAGTGCTTCAGATTGTTTTCTTAGGACTTTGATATCAATTTTAGTATTTCCATCATTCTCATTTTCTTCTAGTAGAAACATAATTGCTGATTTTTGTCTTTGACTAGAAGTTTGTAAATCAAAAGTAAAATCAATTGGAGGAATTTCTCCTTTTGCTTTTGTTGTAATACAATCTTTGTTAAATTCAAGTAGTATCTTATCTGCAGTTTTGAATGAAATTCTTGACAATCCGCATAAACACATGTACGGATTGTCTTGTAGTTTTTCTTTAATCTTATCCACTGAACCATATTTATCATATAATGCCTTTAAGATTTTGAATTCAATAAATCCTTTAAATTCTGTAACTAATTCTCCTAATACAAAATTCTCAACAATTTTTCTTTTAATGACCTCAAATCTAACTTCTCCAATATTGTATAATTTCTTTAAATCAATGTCATCTAAGCGATTATTTATAACTCTATCAATAATATCTGGATATTCACGCATCACTTCATCAACCTGACTATTACTATCTAATATGCTTTGTAAAAACAATCTAGTTGATGTCTCTGTTTTAGGCATATCCCTTCCTATATTAATTACTTTATACGATATTCCATTTTTCCCTTCTTTTTCTTCTGATTTTATACTATACTCTATGCCCGTTTCAAGGTCGGGTAAATTTCCTAGAATGCTGACATTTTGATAAGAGTTTTTAACTATATGAGGATATTTAGTTTCATCAACATCTAGTGCATATATTTTATAATCGTCAGTATTATAAGGGTTTGCTACCACAACACCTTTAAATTCATAAATTATTTTATTTTTCAATTATTTACCCTGCTTTCTAATATACATCATAGTTGATAAGTATCTCTTCGTCCTCATCTGACTTCATCCACTTGCCGCCAACGTTCTTTGTCTTCTTTTGAGTTTTGAATTCATTGACTTTTAAGACATCGTACAACTTGAAGGGGTTTTGGGAGAATATCTTGCCATCCTTGATTTTTGTCTTCATTTCTTTGCCATTATTTATTTGGCGTAATGTGACATATGGTTTAGTTTTATCCTTATATACTTCATACTTAATAATTATATAAAAACTATCTCCTGCTCCTTCATTGATATACTTAACATATTCTAAATAATCCATTTCAAATTTAACTTGATCTTTAATTGACATTGATTTGTCTTCTATAGTTTGAATAACTTCTCTGACATATCCTATCATATCTAATTCTTTATAAAGTGTTTCAGTTGTTTTATTACTATATTTTTTTAATGTATCTTCATTAATATTTAGTTTTGCAATATCTTTGAAATTTATTTGTTTACGACTTGCAAAAGTATCATATATTTCAATTATTTGAAGAAGTTTTTTATTCTTGCCAAATTTTTTAAAGAAATCTAGTCCAGTTAATATTTTTAGCTGTCTTGAATTAGTTGAAGTATTTTTTATATCTTGCAATAGAGTTATAAAATTAGTATATTTAGTTTGTTGTGCTAAATTATATAACTCTATTGCCACTTGACCATTGAGAAATTTAATTGAAGTTATAGATTTATAAATTGTATTTGTTTTCCTATCAAATGAATATGTATCTATTGAATTTCCAAATTCAATGTCTGATAATTTAATATTAAAATAAGGTAATTCTTCAAGAATCTTATGAGTTTTTTCTGTATCGGAATCATATTCATTTAATATAACCGTGTAGTATTCTAAGGGATAATTTGCTTTTAAATAAGCCCCATATAAACTATCCCAAGCTACAGAAAGGCTGTGACTGGCATTAAAAGAATATTTCGAGGCATCATTGACAACTTGCCATACATCCTCAAACTTTTCATCATTACCTACGTTTTTTATATATCCTGCAATTAATTCACTTTTAAGTTCTGCAATCTCTTCTTCTTTAAATTTCTTTTTTGCAATCTTTTTGATGATGTCGTAAGTATGATCTTCTTTAAGTCCACACCATACAAGAAATGCCATAATAGATTCTTGATAAAGCATGAAATGATATGATGGTTCTAGAATATCATCTATTTCTTTAACTCCTGTTGAATATTCATTTCTCTCTAAAAATGTATTAAGTAAACTTGCGAACCCTGGCCTAATGGCAGCTACAAAACCAGAAATTTCTGCTACATTAATGGGGCAGTATCTTTTAACAAAAGTCGTACTTAAATCTGTGTCAACTTGATTAAGAGTTGCTGTCAATCCATTTTTATATAAATCCCAAACCTTATCATTAAGGAGTTTTTTTAGTTCTCGAATATTCGGAATTGGTTTATCAAGTAATTTGAAAGTATCTGATACAATTTTCCAAACTTTTACAGTAAGAAAATCATTTTTAAGATATTTCCAATTATCGGATGTATACCCATCAATACATGCACAAATTTGATCCCCTACTCTTAGCAATCCTAATTCTTTAGATATTGGTTTGTTCAACATAACAAAACTACATGGACTAGGAGATATACTATCTATTACTCCTATAAACTTTTTGGATTCTTCAATTAAATCTTTCCATTGTGGATCTTTAACGTATTTCTCAACATCTTTACCAACTTCATTGTATTGATCCATTGGCATATCATATGCTCTACATAGGTTTCTAAAAGCAGAAGACTCTTTCATAGTTCCTATGGCATACATATAGTAAACATTGTCTTCTCCTAAAATATCTTTAGATGCTTTAATTGGAGCTTCTACGTCTGCCCAATTAAAATCTATATCGGGCAAACTTTTAGATTCAAGAATTCTTGAAACAGTCATAAATCTTGAAGGATATAGAGGAACTTCAGATTCAAATCTATCTATTTCTGTGAATCCTAGAAGTTTATTTACATAGAAGCTAACCGCACTGCCACGTCCCGTTCTAGTAAGAATTCCATCATATACATTAACTGCCCTATCAATAATTCTTTCATTTAATAAAAAATAATCTGCCATATCTGTATCTTTAATGGTATTATATTCAAATGCGATTCCGTCTTGATATTCCTTATGTCTTTTTGGATCAATATTTTTCTTTTCTTCTTCCCATTTTTCTAAAATAATTGATTTAAGTTTTTTATTAGAATCTTCATTGGGATAAATTGTTGGCATTTTAATATCTTTTGTGAAAATTAAATCTTCACATTGATCGAATATTAATGTATTATTTAGTGACTGGATAATTTGATTACTTGATAAGACATTTTGATCTTTATATCTTTCAACGATAGTATCATAATCAGGATAATCTAAGATAAATCCTTCTTCCTCTTCATATCTTAAACCCTTTCCTCTTAGAAATAAATCTCTATCATGTCTTTGTTCTGGATAGATATAGTGAGAGTCGTTGGCATGAATAATTGGAATATTAAATTCTCTAGCTAATTTAGTTATTTTTAAATTATGTATAACTTGAATTTGATGAGCATGCGCTTGTGTTTCTAGATAAAAATTATTACCAAAATGTTTTGCTATAGGTTCTAAAAATATATTTGTAGCATCTTCATCTCTTAATATTCCTGCAACACAAGCAGATGTAACTATAAAATTGTTTGGATTTAATGAAAGCAATAAGTTTAAATCGATTCTTGACTTATAATAAAATCCTGTCTTATTTGATTCAGACATTATCTCATTTAATTGATAAAAAGCATCTTGATTTTTACCAATAATAATAATATGGCTATTTCTATTGTCTTTTTCAAATCTATCTTTTACAATATAAAGTTCTGCCCCAAAAATCATTTTAATATCATTCTTTTGGCATAAATCATACATTTCTAAAAAGTTACCGCCCCACCCATGTTGAGTTGTAAATAGGGTGGTATGATTTAATTCTTTTGCTCTGTCTATATAATCTTGTGGTCTTACTATACAATCCAATGTCTTAACATTCGAGTAGTGACAATGTTTATGGTAATTATTATATCTCATATTTATCCTCCTAATCCATCAAATCCTTCATCCACGACAAATCCTCTTCATCTACTTTACTATCTTTATTATTAAACATCTCTAAAGTATCAAGATATGCCTTATATGGTGCGTGAATTTTTGCTGAATAACCATTCAAATTCGCCAAGAAATAACTTTCTGTATCTGTAACATCTTGCCACCATATTTTATTATCCAATGTATTTTTATATTCAACTTGCTTAACCTTAATCTCTTCAACTGTCTTTACAATATCATCTAATAATTCTTGAATTGATTCATCATCTAGCGATATTTCAACATAACAATCTTTAACTACAAATTTACTCTTTACATCACCAGGTAAACATTCTATTGAATTGTCAACTACCATTTTATTAAGATAATCATCTATTTCTTCTTCGCTGAATTTACTATCTGATTTCTTTAACCACATCTTAGCATTTGATGATAAACTACTTCCTATAGCATTTCTTTCAACGATTCTACTTTTTAATTTGCCATTAGCTTGCATACATTCTACTTCTACATATTTAAGGAACGCCCATCTAGCAATAATTTGATCCATCGGTATGTTTAGTTTTTTGTGGACACCATAACTATAAAGTAGAAGTTGACCTTGCTCTTTCTCTATTTTTTTACCTTTATACAAGGAGCTTGTTTTCCAATCTGTGATTACGCAGATATCTTTATCTTCTCTTTTTTCCATATGTATAGCATCTACATAAGCCTGTATTAGTATATTATTTATCTTTATTGGAACAAAGACTTCAAGTTTCAATTTATGAGGTATTCGTTGATGATTTTTAAAGAAGTGTCTCATACATGATTCATATTTATTTCCTATTTTTTTATTTTTGTCTTCATCACTTCTATCATATTTTAGATTGCCAATAGTAAATTCAAATAGTTTTTCTTCAAATATTTCTATCATATCGGCGTAGGATATTTCTTTATTATAATATTTTTCTAATATATCATGAGAAGCGTTACCAAATACCCCGTATATTGAATCTTTTCTGTCCTCTGGTATTTTAAGAATATATCGTAAGAAGAAAGTATAAGTGTCTCCTTTGTATTGGTTATATTTTGACCATGAATATATTTCATCACAATCTAATTTATTAGCTATTAATCTAATTTCTTCGCCTGTTTTACGCATTAGTTATAATCTCCTCTTTATCTATATCTTGAAATGTACATTGCCTATGAGTTTTTCTTTTACCTGCTAAACACTTATTAACATTAGCTTGTATTAAATCATATTTTTTACATATATCAGTTATTAAACCTATGTCACTTTCTCCAGAAGGTAAATTTATTTTAATGTATCTGTTACTTCTTTTATTTCTTGAATTTTCACTTCTTGTTACTATTCTAATATTTTCTTCTTCATAATTACCATTGTTATCAATTCTGTCTACTTCATATATTTTATGATTTTGTAATAAATCTTCATACTTATCAACATTTTGTAAATAATCAATGAAATATTCAAAGCACAGCCAATTTTCTGAAACGAATATTCCTCTCCCTCCATAATCAATATAACTTTTAGTTGATGGATTGTAACATCTCTCTAACATTTGTTTCCAATGGGGATATAATTTATGGCGAGAAGACATATTACCCAAACACCCAACTCCACAAACTGCACCGTAATAATATGGATTTTTCAAAGTTCCGTTTTTTATATTATGATGTCTAGCCGATAATTGCGTACCATCATCAAATTCTACCAAAAAGGTATGATAATTACGGCGTTTTTCTATCATACCAACAATTCTACATATACCATAATTATTTGTTTCCCATAAACTACCGTTATAATATGTAACGGAGGTGTTAGCTATTAATTGAATTTCTTCAAATTGTTTTCTCAAGTCTTTTGTCCCTCTCTTTAATATATTTTTTATGTTCTGAGTCATCATATACAACTCTATGTTTTAGTAAATATCTATATACTTTCTCAGGTTTATCTGCTGGCGATTCTTTTTCTTCTAGTAATCCATATTTATCGAACACATAACTTACGGTACGGATTCCATAGAATTTATCGCACATACTTCTAATATGTTGTAAGGAAACATCTTTGTCCATACAAATAATTATTTCTGTATTAAGAGAAATCAATATTTTTACTTGTTCCTCAGATATATCATGTGATCCTATAGACACACCAGTTCCATCTTTTCTACTATGTCTTTTTAATGTTGATTTCTCCGATTCAAACGCAACAACTCTATTTTCTTCTTGAATAGTCTTATAGTTTTCTTGCAATCCGTATAAATGTATTGATTTTGGAAACTTTTTTAAAGGAAAATATTTAGGAATGTCTAACATTTTATATTCAGGAATTGTGGTTCTCCCAATCACTCCAACAAAATCATTTTCATCACCGCACCAATACCTCCAGGGAATTATAATTCTTTTCTTTTCTGCACTATAACCAATTTTAAATACTTCACAGGTAAAAGGAAGAATACCATCTATTCTTATCCAATCAATATGAGGTAATGGAATATACTCCTTGATAATCTCATTGTCATACAACTCAATGTCGTCAATGTTTACAATGCATCTTTTTCTTTTAACCTTTTTGAATACATTTAATGGATCTTTCTTATCAGGTTTATCTTGTTTATTAGTTTTAAATTTATATTCTAAACCAAATAATTCATGTAAATATTTATTAGCTTTTGAAAATGAAATATTTTTTATAGTTTGGCAAAGAGTAAATATATCTCCTCTTATTATTTCACCATCAGATTGAAATATTTTAGTAGAAAGTGTTTCTTTGTTTATTGCAATATTATTATTTGATGCATGTTCGGGTAAACCAGACCTATATTCTTTTGTATATTCTTTAATACCATGACAATTTAGGGATTTAAGTACTTCTTGTGTTTTATCATTGTCTAATATGTATTGTTTAAGCTCAATATAATCCATTCAAGTATATTCACCTACCTTTACTTAACTATTTTTGCATCAAATCCATATTTTTCATATAAATGACTATTGTTAAAATTTTTTATTTTTATCTCCTCCTTTAATCTTGCTATAATAGCATCATCTAATTCATCAAAATAACCTAAATGTTTTTTCTTTCCATAAAATATCTGTGAATGCCATTTATTCATCTGTTTGTTAAAATAAACTCCTTGGCAACCACTACTATTATTTATATTTGGGTTCCTATTAACATTATTTTGTCTGTGATCTGTAGTTCTGAGATTATATTTACGATTATTACTTTTTTGTCTATCGATATGATCAACTTCTATTTCTGGATTATTGACTCCCATAATAAGCCTATGTATTCTAATTGTTTGTTTTTCATCTTCATCATTTTCTGATATACTAGAAACAATATATCCTCGTTTGTTTTTATGCCAACAATATACTTGTATCTTATCATAGTCTTCTAAATCAAATTCAAAGTAATTATTTCTAAAATCATAACCTATACCATATTCACCAGTTAAATCATATGTATTAGTTTTGCTACACCTAGCAATATTAACTTCTTTTTGCAAACATCCACAACTTCGAGTATTTCCATTTCTTAAACTAGTGCCATTTACTGTAAATATAGTTTTAAGAGGACAACTACATTGAACAATCCAATGACACACCCTATGTTTATTAATGTGAGAAAACTCTAAAACTAATAATCTATCAAATGTTTTCCCTTTTAAATCAATTATTTTTCCCCATATATAATCTCCTTACCAATCCATAGGTATATTAACTATACCTAATTCTTTATATACATTTCTCGAATAATCATTTTCGCTGATAATCTGAAATTCATCTGTACTTCCAAATCTATTCTTAGTGACAAATATAATAGTATAAGACTTATTTTTGTCAAGTTTAAAGGGTATGCGAGTAAGTTTATTTTTACCTTCTAATCTAAAACATTTTAATTCATTTTTACCACCTTCAAATTCATCATCAAATGGTTTTCTTATCATTAAATTTGTTGATGCTACATCTACGATATTCTTAGCCAAACCAATATTATCATTTGTAAAATGCCTTTGTTTTGTACTACTTTTTCCTAATTGATATGTAATCCATATATGTACATTTTTCCCTGCTGGTTTAATACAATCATAAATAGCAACACTATCCTTTGTCATTTCTGTCCATACTTGATCTGTTGAATTAATATCTGCACTAGCCTTCATTGTATCTAGTATGAACATTGAGCACCCTAATGAATGATATTTTTTGATAGTTTTAATTGCTAAAGACGCATTATATTTAGGAAATGGAATTATAGTAATATTTTTATTCTGTTTCTTTTCTTCTATCCAGTCTGCACATTGATGTAATAATTCTTTATCTTCTGGAGAAAATTTACCATCTCGCAATCTATATTTTTGAAAATCTTTTTTGAATATATTATTAGCCACCCATATAATTAATTCTTTTCTCCATTTTGTCACATCTTCTTCATTTATCATTATGCATAATTTTTCATCATAAGTTATAACTTGTGGAAGAATTAATTCAATAGTTGTTGTGGTCTTACCTGCCCCACTTAAAGCTCCTAACATTGTAATATTACCTTCTAAATTACCTCCAATTTCTTTATTTAGAATAGGGGAATTATACAAAGGCATCCCTACTGCCAATCCTTTATCCATTTCATCTACTAAATCATGAATCTCTTCGCATAAATTATAACTCTTGACATCTCCTTCTGCATTGATAAATATATGATTTAAGTGAGTTTCATAATATGCATAAATTTGTTCAACATCCATATCCGCAAACTTACTTAATTTATCATACACTGGAAATTTTGCTTTCAATAACCCCAACACAGCATTCCATTTATGTAGTTCACTTATATAACCAATTAAGTTTTCTTCCTTGACATACTCTTTAGCTTTTTCAATAGTATCATAACCACCATATTCTTCATATTTAATCTTCAATTTATTGTGTTTTTCAAGATATAATCCAACAGTTATTTCATCTAATGATTGTTTTTTCTCTTTAATTACTACATCATGTGCAATTACAAAATAAATCTTCCATATATTATTACTAAACTCTTCTACTTTTAATTTCTCATTTGTATAAATTAATTCAGGATTCTTAAAAAATATAGAAGTTATATTGGCTTCTGCTGATAATTTAAACTCTTTTACTTTTTTTACAGCATCAATGAGTAATTGTTCATAAGGACTTATTTCTTTTTTTACAACAGTAGTTTTTGACTTTGTTTTTGTAGCAACAGCCATTTACCATAATTCCTCCAATTCCTTATCAATATTTTTATCTTTTGATTTTGCTGTATATTCAGCTCCTTCATGTATTTGATTTTCTAATTCTATATGTATGGTTTTTTCTTCTGCTTTTTTAGAATTTTTTAATCTTAATACCACATTATTTATTTCATTTTCAACAAAACTCATAATAGTATTTATTAAATGCCGTTCATCTTTAATCTTATCTCTACTTGGGCCTAAATATTGAAGAATACTATATTTACAAAATTTACAAGTCAATAATATAATTTTATAATCATAATTTGCTTGTGGTTTCTGTTTTTTATTTGCCAT